TCTGAAAATTCCTTTAATGACTTATCTGAAAACTCTATAGGTGTTCCATCCTCCTCATTAACGTCTTCCCATCCAACTAATACTTTTTTTAAAGCCTCAAATTCTGTCGAAGAATCAAAAGTATCAAGTTCGTTTCTAGACAAACGCACAAATTTTCCAGTAAAACTTGTTGTATCAAATTCACCTATTTTAGTTTCACTAGGAGTTTCAACTTCCACAGGCCAAGAATAGACCTTGGTCTTCTTTCTAACAAATGCCATAAATTAAGCTATATACTCTTCTACTCTACCTTAGTAGTCAATACTTACTAAGTAAAGACCAAGCTCATTTCATCATTGGCCGAACTTGGGACAAGTGTGTATGGAATTTCTAACATAGTAACTCCATCAGCTTCTCCGTAAGCAACATCACCAATATCAACTTTAGTGCTACTAAATCTACAGATATTACCAGCAGCAGTACCATGAGTAACAGTCAAGTTACCTAATGTTGTATCAACTAAAGCAGCAGCAAAGTAATCTTTCTGTGCCATTGTTGGGGCTTCTATTGTTACAGAACCATTAGCTGCTCTATCTGTTAACAAAACTTCTTTTGTACCACCAACAAGTTCTCTATAGACAAGAGAATTACCAACATCCATTGTTAAATTCATCAACGCACCAGCGTAAGACAATAACTGAAAACTGGTTGTATTTCCATTTTTGAAGATTAATGGATTTGCTTGGTTTCCGTAAGTAACAGAAGGTAATGCTGTATCTGTTGGAGCGTTGTATATCCCAGTAAAACTGAAATCAATCGAAGGAATTTCGCCAACGGACGCATTAAGACTAAATGTTCCTCTACAACCAGTAACAATATGCCTTACACCATCTACGTTATAGTGAATAGTGACAGATGAAAAACTAGCTGAGATTGGTTCGTATGTAACGCTAGTACCCGAAGCTATAGTCTCACTAAATCCACAGGCTTTTAAGGCACTTCCATATCTAGGTGCAGTTCCGGCTGTGCCAGATCCAGCAAGTTCCACCGAGAATGTACACTCAACTTTGGTATTTGCAAGTAGCTGTTGTGATGCACCTAAATAAGGTCTTACAACATCTCTGTTAACTACATCGCTTGATTGCGGTGTAATACTTAAATCTCTTACGAGAACAACGTCTGTTGCTGCTGGAGTAGGGTCAGTTCCATATGAACTTTCCGCTTCAATCAGAATTACTCTCTTCCTTGTCAGTTGTGCCATCTGTAGTTACCTCTGTAGGGGGTTCAGCTTGTGAAGTTTGTTGAACTAGCTTACGTTTGCCAGTTTTCGGGTTCAGTATGTAAGTACCGCCCTCATTTGGAATTTCATACTCCATAATAAACAATCAGGGTTGTTAGGGTTGTAGTTACATTGTAGATCATGTTGATAAATCATTATAACTACTTCTATAATCTACTTCATACTCACAGGATATTATCCCTGCCGGTTGATCTGCTTCAATAACATCAAAGGTTACTGTCGCTGGTCTAACGTCAATTGCTAGTCCTCCTAAAGTTGGATCATTAACAACTTTGGAATGTAAACTTTCAACGGTAGGATCTGCTGAAGTATCAGGTGTTTGTGATCTAACAACTACAACAATTCTTACTCTTAATGTCCAATCTAATTTTAAATAAGTTGCACTATTAACAGTAGGTTCGTCTGTTACAAATTCAACAACAAGAGAAGGTGATTCCTCTCTAGTCATTGGCTCGGCTCTACTTCGATAGATGCGAGTTCCTACTCCTGTAGTTCCAGTAAGATTAGTTTTGATTTTTGCTAATATCTGTTCTCTTTTACTAGCCATATCAAACCTTCATTAAAGAAATTACAGATAAAGTACCGTCATCTATTTTTCTAGCACTTCTAACTTTGTATTTCACATTACTGACTTCTATCTGGGTGTCATATGCTAAAGAACCTAAATCTACAGTCTTAACTGTTAATTGATAATCAGTAGTCAATACACGATCATCAGCAACAATCTCGTCAGGCTGCTCTAGGATTCCTTTATAAGTAGCATTGTCATAGAATACACTCTCAGAAAAATCTCCAAAGAAAGTATCTATATCCTCTGTAAAAGCCATGAGAAAAAAAAAGCCCTCATTAGAGGGCTAACTATTTAGCCGTACTTCTTAACACCAATTAAATTGATACTAAAAGTAAATGTTGGGGATGATCCACCGATTGTTTGAACAATCTTAATAAAACGCTTACACTCGTCTTTAGTAATTGCAAGTGTTTGCATTGAAGCAGATCCAGTTACCTGTGTAAAAGTAGCACCAGATAAATCTGTATATGTACCACTTGAAGAATCAGATTCAGTAATTTTAATATCTAATGTTGGGCTAGAACCGCCACCAGCAGCACTATCCAAAATTAAAACTACATCACCATCATATTCAAGTAAATCTATTGCACTTGATGTCGCTGTGCTTGTTACAGCAGCAGTCGCAACACCAGCAACAACAGTTAGTTTTTCTAAGTTCTGTTGAATAACAGACATTTTAAGATTCCTCCTGTTTAGAAATAAACTCTTCTAATTTAGAAATTAGATCAGTTTTGTTTTGTCTTCTATCGAGTTCTATTCCAAGATTGCGACCATAAGTTTCGATTTGTGATTTTGTCATTACAGAAAAATCAACTTCGTCACTATTGGTAGACTCTGACTCGACAACTGGCTCTGTACTGGCAATAGGAGCTTCACAAGCTTCAACAGCTAATTCAGCTTTTTCTATTGCTATTAAATAATTACCAGCTTGCTCTGTAACATCAACGATAGTGCCAGAGTCCGTTGGGACTCCAGCAATCATTGTTGCTCTTAGCAATTTAACCTTCATATTATGTTCCGAAACAGAACGCAGTTGGTTGCTTAACAGCGAAGTCAACATCCTGTAATGCAATAATTCTTACACTACCGCTTGTTGCATTTGCATATGGATCAACAGTTAGATCTAATCCAGACCACATACCAATACAGAACTGACTGAAATCTCCGAAGAGAACATCATTGTTTGCAAGTTGGTTAGAAACAATAGCTGGATAGCCGTTAATTTCATTGTTCTCAAATACAAACTGTGCTGTGTTTGAAGCTTTCTCTGTTGACTTCAACGCACCTCTAGCAGAAGCATTTATTAGGTAGAACATATTAGCTACATCAGCGTTTGCTGCTGCAACGTCTGTTTCCATTCCGATGTACTCAGCAAAAGTACCAAATGTACTAATTGTCTGTGTACCTACACCAGTTGTATCTTTGATTCCAAGAGGCTCGTTAGAACTACCTGTACCATAGATTGCTGCGTTATCTAATTTAGTAGCAATAACTTTTGCAATATCATCTCTAATCATTGTCTCTACATCAATAGATGACTGAAGCAATAATCTTCTTGAATAATCAACAAATGCACCAATTGTTTTTGGTGTCATGTTCACTTGATCGAAAGCTTGCTGACTTTCTGTTGGAGATCCAGACTCACCCACGAAGTACGCAGTTGATGTAGATGTCATTCTAGGAATTGAGACATTACCAGACAATCCTGTAAGCATTGTTGGATTTGTTGCCATCACAGCCATTCTCTTACGAAGAATGTCAATAAATGAACCTGCTAATAATTCTGTTGGAACTAAGTTACCACCAGCAGTTGCAGTACCTACGTTTAAGTCTCTTCTTAAGACTTCATTAGGAACTAAAATTCCATTTGCAGGCTTCTCATATCTCTTAGATGCCTCTTCAGAAACTTCTCTCTCAAAAGCTGCTGCTTCTTGAGCTTGACGATCTGTAGGATTTGCTAAAGCATTTAAAGCTCTCAAGAAAGAGAATTTTTTTACTTCTTTTGGCTCTAGGCCAACTTCATTAGTACTCATGTCAGTAGAACGGATTGGTGTATTTACTGCCTCTGCCTTGTTCTTCACAAGATCGAGGATAGCTGCTTTTGCTTCTGCTGGTGACTTATTAGATTTAATAAGTGAATCAGTAAGCTCTTCTGCTCCATACTTTCCGAACTCACGACATAGAGAAGTGATTGATGCTGTACGAGCATTATTTTCATCAATAGCACGTTGTACTTCGGCTTTGATGTCGATCTCTACGGCTTCAGTAGCCGTATCAACCGCAGTTTCTTTAGTTGATTCTTCCATAGTGCGAACCGAGGGTGATGCGGATTCAACCGCAGAATTAATCTCCTCAATGGGGGAGTTATCTTCCATAGTAATACTATTGCCTTGTGAGGGTGAAATCAAGCTCCTTCCGAAGCCGATTGTAGGGTCAGCCGGAACAGTTACAACCGATAATTCGTGTACCGACCATGACCGAGCAAGCATACCATCTTCTGTCTCATCAATATCATTGATACTATATCCAAAGCTTATACCTCTTAATATTCCATCTTGAACATCTTGTAAAACCTCAGATGCAAACTTATTTCTTGAGAAACGAATCTTGGCATAACCACGTTTAGTTTCTGAATCAATCCTTGCTGACTCCACTACCCCAATAGGTTTGTCCATATTGTGATTGAAGAGAACTGCACCGCCATCATTTAATCGGCTAAGATCGGCAGCACCGTCATCGTGACTTAATACTTCGTTACCAAAATACCTTTTTACTGGATACTCAGAAGAAAACGGAAACTCAAATGTTCTGGATTTAACATTTTTGAAATCTGTTACTTCTTTTCGTTCAAGCTTATCTGTTGGATCTACAGATCTAATCGCTGCAATTTTAGTCAAAGTAGAAAACTTATGACCAACCTTACGATCTGTTGACTCACCATTCCTGTAAAGAGTGATAAGTGCAGCAGGGTCTTCTGCTGTTCCAGTAATAGTAAAAGAACTATCAGGTACATCTATTGATCCATCTCTAGTGATACGATCAATTTTTCCTCTAGCTGTACCTCCACTAGAGTTCCAACGAACAAAATCCCCGACCTTCAAACCATCAGGCTCGGCTCTTTGTTCTGTTTTTGTTTCTTCAGTCATAGTGCGTTCTCTTGCTTTTTTGATTGAATTAGACTTTGACCTAGACCAAGTTTGTCCAGCATCACCGCCCCAAGCAGCCCAAGCTACTCTACCATTACTAGGATAGCCATCTTCCCCCTGACGGAAGCCTTTCCCTGATTTATCTGATTCGTGTCGGGCGAACCATGCGTTCATTGTAATAACTGTATCTGGTGATAGCTCGTTTCCGCTTAATATTTGTGTTGCTCTTGTTCTAGCAACATCTGTTCCACCACCTTCTCCTTCTTTTTTCCATTCTCTATATCTTTTAGCTTCAGTCCTCATACCATCTGTAGGCATCAGATTAATATCAGTACCGTTAACATTTGCCATGATTAATCAGTTTTCTTTTTGCGTGTTTTTTTAGCTCTAGTAGGTGGTGGAGTCGGAGGTGCTTCCTGTCCTATCTCAACCTCTAAATCTAAATCTTTATCTAATGTAACTCCCAACCCTTGAGCGACTTCTTGTTCTCTTGCAATCTCTGACACAATATCGTCATAATCCCCACCATTAGTCTGTGCTATGACTTGTGATTTAGTCATATATCCAGCTTGTTCTGCTTCTCTGTATGCTCGGATTTCCTTCAACGGATCAACATAATGTTGTGCTGGTGGAGTCCATCTTGGTTTGCAATATCTTATAGCATTTGCAGAATAATCAGGAAAATCTAACTCCCCTGTTAATACTGCAAGTTCTATCCACATCTTAAAAACTCTTAGATGAAAGTTTTTAATCATGTACTTTTGACAAAAGCTCCAATGTTGCCTGTCTTCTAACAAGCTAAGTCTTGAACTTGAATAGTTAGTTTCTGAGAAATCTTTACTAATAGTTTCAAAACTACAACCAATCCCTGTAGCAAAACGTCTGATCTTGTTTTTTACAAACATCTCATACTGCTGAGATGGATAGTCAATATCAGGAACATTAACTGTTTCATTTGGCATCAAATATCTAAATGTACCCGGCTCAAAGTTTTGTATCCTTTGTGCATTTTGTACATCATCACCTATTAATTCACCTTGATCGTTCTGAATAAATCCCATGATGCTTGCACCAGCCCTTGCTCGTATGACAGCAGCTTCTTCATATCCCTGTAATTGGTGCATATCATTCATCACACTATGAAACCAAGGAACTCCTCTGTTCTGGCCGGGTCGTTCTGGCATAAACAAATGTATGATTTCTGACGCATTTATAAAGATATGTAATGACTGTTTATTTGCATAATCCAAGTAATAAGCATCACCCGGATGTTTCTTCAAAATAGCGTACCTCTGCGCTCTCCCCCAGCTATCGACTTCGACACCATTTCTCCACTCATTGCCTTTGGCAAGTGTCTTGCCATCATATTCTTCATCTAATAAATCACTTTCAATAAGTTGTAATGCAAGAGGTACTTTTGAGTCTCCAAACTGTTGTTTAACGATCCTAAATATTGCTTCTCCTGACTCACACAATGCACCAGCAGCTAACCATTCAAATTCGTGAAAGCTATATTTACCAGCGCAATCACAACTATCAGCCTGTGACCATTCAGCCCATTTTTCTT